AGTTTATTCTAGTATTACCTGTTCTCTTACAATAGGTATAAGCTGCAGCACCTAAAGCAGATCCAGCATCATTTGGTGCTACAGGAATATGCATATCATCAAACATAGGACGTATTTTAGTTGCAGCAATAATATTCTGGGCACAACCACCTGTTAATATAAGTTTATTACCATATTTTCTAGCTACTGATACTCTTTCATTAAACACATATTCTGCTAAGTATTGTGCAGAAGCAGCAACATCATATACACTATTTTTATCTAAAAGTTCTTTATATAATCTTTGGAACCCGACACCAACTTTTCCTGTATATTTAACTTCATATGGTAAATTATAAAATTGTTCAACTAGGTATTCACCAAAGATAGGTTCACCATATACAGACATACCCATAACAACATAATCATCTGATAATGCATGTAATCCGAATTCTCTAGTAAGTAGAGCATAAGCAAATCCAAGAGATCTGGGTGAATGCCAATCTTCTATTACTTCTAGATTATGATTAAATATAACAGTAGTTTGTGTTTCACCAACACCATCAATTGATAAGATAACAGTATCACTTATATCTTCCCATGGTCTAGTATATAATCCTGTAGCAGCATGTGATTTATGATGTGATAAACATTCATCATAGTCAAGAGAATCATATATCATATTAAATCTTTTAGAGCTATGATGTAATGTTCCACCACGATAACCTTCAAGACGTAGATTAACATCCTCAAAAAAAGTTACATGATCATCATCAGATATCATATCAATTAAGTCTTCATGTAAAGTTGTATCATGTTTTTTTCTGCTATACCTTTCTGAATGGGTTGCAAATTCAATATCACCATTTAATGAGAGAAAAGCAATACCAGCATCATGTGTAATATCTGAAAAACCACAATATCTTTTAAAGTTCTTTGACACTTAAAACTCTTCTCCAATTTTTTAGATTTTCAGCATTAAAGTCTTTCGCTCTTTGTAATCTACGACTGAAGTTATGGAAAAATCTCATATTATGTTTTTCTACTTTTCGTACTTGATAAATTAAAGCCTGTGGGGTATGAACTTTAGTAATATTATCCTGAGTTAATACAATCATCGGTTTATGTAGATTCTTAGCTACATAGTGCCACATTCCTTCATATGAAACAGTACATTCACATGTACTAATATGATAAAGAACCTCACTAACAGGTGTTCTATAATCAATCTCTGTTACATCATATCCTTGTAATTCAATTAATTCTTTTACCTGTCTCCATTCTTCTTTTAGAAACGGTCTCTTAAAAAGTCTAGGAACTTCAGCATTATTCACTTGTGTCCACATAACAATTTTACCAGGAACTGTTTCTGATCCTGGTTCTCTGAACTCCCATTGATTATATTTTATTTTTAATCTGTTCTTTTCAGTTCCGCTTCTACTTCTGGTATAACCATCATATCTATTATAATATAAAAGTGTATCATCAGAATTAAAATGATGAACAATATTTACTTCCGTTAGATCTTTTACATAGAAGTTATTAATATATTCGAATCTTTCAATAATAGTCTCAGGATCTTCGAAATGATAAAGAAAATCCTTTGAATGAAACCAATGTAAGTTAACAGTAATAGGTTTCTGTAATATAAAAGATCTTTGATATGCCACAGACAATATGTACATAAAATCACCTACACCTGGGGTGCATTTGAAATTAATTGTATCTTTGAAATTATCTGGATGCCAAGAATTAATTAGATAATTTATGGCTTTTTCGTTCCGAAAATATTGCTTCATAATAATCTATAAGCTCATTTGCTATTTCTGTGGCACGATTAAAACCGTCACGAAAACGATTATTCACGTGTCCTGTTTCTACAAACTCATATAGATTATCTATATCACTTCCATAATCCTGCATTTTATACGTATTATTAGAAACAATATTTTCAAATTCAAATCGAAGGTTACAGATTTCACCGATTCCTAGTTTGCTCAATTGCTTTCTCCAGTTCTACAAAAAGGTATTCTCTAAGATCATCTTCATTTGCCTGGAAGCGAATACCGATACCTCCAGCCTTATTCCATTCAGTGATATTTTCTGGTTTATCATCAATAAGAATATTTGGTGAATGAGTTACCTCGTTCCAAGCATACTGATGTTTATTAGAAGTAAAGATACAATTTTCAACTTTAGGCATGAACAAATGATCTTGTAACCATACTCTTTTCCAGTAAGCTGAGTTATCTCTATCACCACGTAGTGGAGAGGAACAGATACCCCATTCCATTTCATTTTGCCATGCTACTGTTGTAACATGATCAAATAATTCAATTGTATTTGGAAAAATCTTTAAGGTATTAAAGAAGTCGGTGTTACGAAGATCTACGAAAATACGATCACGATCTTGAAGAGATTTCCAATGATCTACATTGAATTTCCTTTCAATACCACCAAAGAAGTCTGCAATGACTCCGTCCATATCTAGAAAAATTGTACTCATATATTAGTCTCCTATTACTGTTTTATTATATGAGTATTATATCGTATTTCTTTTTATTTGTAAACCCCCTAAATGTATTTTATTTTATACCTAACATTTCTTTTGTCATGATATAATCTCTTACAAAGTCTGATCGTACAATATCTTGCCAACCAAATTCTACTAATTCAAACTGTTGTAATGATTCTACAATATTTAAGAAGTTTAATATACCACTTTTATCATTATCTGACTTGAAGTCTGATTGATAGTAATCACCACACATAATTAATCTACAATCTCTACCAATACGAGTCACAACGGAATCAAGTTCATGAAAGTTTAGGTTTTGCATCTCATCAACCATTATAATAGCATTATTATATGTTGTACCACGAATAAAGGATGTAGACTCAAACTGTATTTTTTTCTGTGCAATTAGTTTTGTCCAGGCTTCACCATTACCAAATATCTCTGAACATATTGAGATATAAGGTAAAGTATAAACCTGTTTCTTTTCTTCTTCATCTCCTGGAAGATAACCTATATCACGTGTTGGGACAATAGATCGTATAATAATAAGTTTATCATATACAGTCTCACGATCAAGAACTTCTTCAAGTGCAAGATTCATAGCAAGAAAAGTCTTACCAGTACCTGCAGAACCTGATAGGATAAGATTATATTCTTTATCCCAATATTCCATAGCCTTTTGCTGGTTACCAGTAATTGCCTCAAATGGTTCAAGGTTTTCTAATTTAATATTATTTGGGGTATAAGATTTAGTCAACTTTGATTGTGTTCCCTCTACCAGAAGATTTTTTAATTTCTCTTTTTAGATCATTAAATCCTGAAGGAACACGTTTACCCTGTCCACCATCAACACCTGATACAAACTTAGCTGTACTTAATACTTTCTCAACATCAGGATCTTTTAACATTTCCTGTAAGCTATCATACGAACAAAAGACATCCCATTTTTTATTTGTCTTTATATTTTTTAAAGTATACGTTGGCAATTTTATCATCCACTTCTTGTAATGTTACTCTATATCTATCAGACATTTCTTTTCTTACCCATTCATATACTGAATGTTCTTTTTCATATGCCTCTTTTTCCCAAGGTAGATCCCAATAAGATACCTCTGTTAGATCATAATGTTTCTTTTCAAATACCTGTTTATTTGGCTGAGAAAGGTGTCTAAGTCTTCTTTGTGCATATTGTGAAACATGTATAAGTTCGTGACACATACTCCATATAACTATGTGTATATCAGAAGATTTAGTCCATGTTAATCTTATATCAAAAAACTTAGGTGATCTTTCATAATCTTCAGTATAACAATCAGCTAATATACCTTCCTTAGTATATAAATCCTTTACTACATGATACTGTATATCTAATGTATTTGCTAGTCTTTTAGACACTAGAAATTCGAGAGCTATTTCAGTAGCTCTCTGAATCGTTCTCTTTTGTCTATTGGATATATGATACCCAAGGAAATGAACTATCATGCGACACGATCAAGCTCGATAAGCTTACACATCTCCCCGATAAAATCATCCAGTTCCTTGTCACTCATTTCTGACATCTTGGAACTAATGAAACGAGCATATGATTTGCTCATTGCACTAGCTGCAGCATAGTACGCAGCTTCTTCAAGCTGGGTACGCTGAAGCTCACGAAGAGTACCAGATGGAACACGTTCGTTCCAGTACTCAGTATCAGAAGCTTCGGGCATCATACCCATATAGTTACCAGGAATTTTATTAAATTCCTCTGCTTCTTTACGCTGAGTATTAATATAATCTACAAGTGCCTTTTCCATAATGTGTCTCCATTTCCTATTGTTACTATACTAATATAATACTTTTTAATAGAAAAGTAAACCCCCTAAATGCATTTTTTTTTATTTTTTTTCAATTAAATCTGATGCATCTCTTAAGAAGGAATGTATAATATAGGAATCTCCTACTGATTCACGTATACCGTATGGATAAGTAAAGAAACAAGGGAATACTACTAAACGACCAGGAACACGATCAATAACTACATCATGATCTGGTAACTCAATACTCCCAGCAGCACCTCCAGTTAGAAATAAATGGAAATGTAAAAAACGTCTTGAATCCCCACCATTATATATCTTAGGAAGGGTTTCATCAGTTCCATTTGTATATTTGAATAATGCAATCTCTTCTAATCCATAATGATGTGGATATTGCCATTCTTTTACATTACATGCTTCTGCATATTTGTCTGCTGCCTGAGAAAAGGCTTCACCAACTAATTGTACCTCGGGACGAAGATCCTCTTCTGGTATAAGACTTAAGACACTATAAGATTCTTCATTAGTCTCAAGACGAAGCATTGTTTTATCTTTTGCTTTATTAATAAAACTATTACACCAGTCTTCATCAAATACTTGATCCCAAATACGGATATAATTATCCATTATACTAACACCTCAAACCATTCTGGTATAGAACGTTTAGTCCAAGCCATCTTGAATCTATGTTGTTTAGTCTGATAAAATTTACGATAAGATCCAACGGGATCTGAATTATCTATACATTCAGGGGATGCACCCATAGCTAACTTGAACTTAGTAGGTCCAGCTAATGGTATATTATTAGGAGGAGATATAAGAGTTCCTTGTAAATCTACCCAAGATTTGTGTGTATGTCCGTAACGATATATAAACTCATCATGAAGTGCACAATAATGTTCGTAATGCCATTCATAATTAAGAATAGATTCCATAGTCCATACAGTACATGGATGTCCAACATGTACTGCCTTATATAAGATATCTTCACGTTCGTCAGGTAGTTTCCAATACTTTACCATAGTCTTACCAGATTTAGATGGTCGACGTGTTGTAATACCATCTAGTACACGATGTGCTGTAGATAACATCTGTGCAGATTCTAGTATCATTTTGGAAACGTGTGCATCACATTGTTGTTGTGCTGCCTTTACAGGATCTTTGTCAAGTACAAAAATGTTCATAGTGTATGTATCCTCGTTCTGATAAACTCTATCTATTATACCGAAATATTCCAGGAATGTAAACCCCTATAACTTCATAAATGCAACTTGTGATGAAGCAGGTAGATTTATTACTCTTATATCTTTCCAGTGAATATGAATAAAGTTGTCAATAGCTAGACGTGGGGCTTCTGCAACATCATGAATTGTTTTACCTGTAATATAATCTCTTGCTTTCCATGATGTAGAATCATCAAGTAACATTATACCACCTTTTTCTAGTAAATTGTAAGATAACACTATATCTGATAGTACCTCTCTAGATGTATGAGATCCGTCTACATATATGAAATCAAATGTCTTACCAAGATAATTTAGTTTTACTAATGCATCAAAAGAACGTTCTGATATATGATCTATATGACAACCAGATCTTTTTACATTCCTTATAAAGTTACGATATACCCTGTTATATAAAACTTGATGTACATCATATTCTGATCCTGAATGTGGATCTATTGTAGTAACACTATTATTAGACCATTCAGAAACCCATATAGCAAATTTACCTTCAAAAGTACCAATCTCTAATATCCTCTTTGGTTTATAATCTTTGAAAAGATACTTTGTATTTGTTATAGGGGGATCAGATAAATTATATGTGAAGATTAGATTACCAAACTTTTCTTCGTAGGTACTTCTTGGAATTATATCTAAGTTACATTCACCGTAGCTACCTTTATAAAATAAGGTACACCATTCTTGTGATTTATTTTGTGGATTAGGAATACGATACAAACCATCAAGTTGTTTGTATCCAGTTATTCTTGATATTGCCTCTGACCTATTTTCATTAGCAAATGTTGATATTAATCGTAGTTTTATATGTGAGAAATATCCTTCATCGAATACAGTTAGAATATCTTTTACTATTGAAAACGGAAAGTATGTACCATATTTCTTTTTCATATATTCTGTTGAATATATTTTATCAATTACCTTACATACATTATCAGATAACATACGTGCAGTAAATGATGCAGCATTTACGTCATCTATCTTTATAACAAAATAATATGAATCTGTTTTATTTGAAATAGCTGGAACCCAGCCCCTTTTCTTTATGTCACCCTGAAGTTCAGAGAATGCAGAGAAAGGAACTGAGTCCCATAATAATATGAAGTCTTTAAATTGTTTTGATTTCATACACCTATATATGTACAGTTTGTAGTCTTTGGATTTCAGCTATTTGTTCATCCAAGAATAGTTTTTTAAATAACACTTTTGCCATTCTATCTGTTCTCCCTTGTTTTCGATATCGAGCGATCGCGTATCCAAGCTGACGTGAATCTTTTTTAAGTCGTTCGATTTGTGCTGAAATCATTATTGATTTTCTCCAGAAAAAAAGCGTACCACAAAATGTAGCACGCCAAACTAAGTTAAAGTTAAAGATGTCTGAAGCTGTGTTCATCTATTTCCTAATAATATCTGGGAAAGCCTCTTTAATAATATTCAGTGTCATACCTTCACATGGCTTTTCTTTGTTAATCATTTTCACCACTAACTCAGCATCCCGGGGATGTACTGATTCCAAAATACCTAAAAAGATACTCTCTCTTTTGTACGATGGAACCTTTTCTCCGATACCACCTTTTACAACGTATCGGAAATCTTTATATTTGTTTAATAAATTTGATGGGGCATTATGTTCTTCAGATGCTGTATAAGGAACTGGACCTTTAGGAACTAGAAATTCTACTTTTGGATCCATTGCACCTGCTAGAATAGACTTCAGAGCCAAGGTATCGTTTTGTTTCAATACCTGAACTTTTGCCTTACGATCTTTCGCTTTTTCAAATTGTTCTAATACTTCATATACAAATTTCATTAATATTCTCCGTTACCAAATTATTTATACATCAAAATGTTATTGTACTTTTAGTTGCTGAATCTTTTTTACCACAATAATGTTTACAAGTTGGTGGTGCATCTTCTGGGTTATCTTTTAACATCCTAAAAAATTCTATCCATTCCTCTGATAACTCAATCTCTTCTGCTGACTCGACGTTATCTATATGTAAATGATCTTGTATCAATTGACCAAAATCTTCTTCAATCCTTTTACTATCACACCAACAACAAGGTAAAATAAATCCTGTAGCAGCAAATGCTCTTACAGACTTATCATCCATACATTGAGGAAAAATCTCTATAATATTCGGGATTTGTTGGTTTGTACGGGTCATTCTTAATCCATCTTGAAGATTTTATTAATTCTAAAGTAATATTATACTCTTTAGCCAATTTCTTAACTTGATCTATATCATCCTCATTATATTTAAATATAATATGTTGCCAGATTAATCTTTCACCCATATCTTTTAGTTTTTTCATAACCTCAAACACTTGTTTACCGTCTTGATTGATTCTATATATGTGACTCTTTTCAGGTAATCCGTCTAATGATATTTTCCAGATTTTATTCCTAGGACCTCTTTTTGCTGCTTCTTCCCACCATGACATCTTCTTACCAGATCCGTTTGTGTCAATATATAATTCATTCTTTTTACATACATCAAGAATATCTAAAAATTGAGGATGATATATTGGATCTGATCTAGTACCACAAAGACTAATAATCTTATAGAACTTTGATATCTTTTCCATTTGATCAAGTGTCATATCGTGTCCTTTTTTAATAAGATGTGGATTATTTTGTCTATCACATCTGGGACACATTAACGGACATCTGAAAGTAATATCACATGATATTCTATGTATCAAAGGAATTCCTCAACACATTCAACTAGTAATCTACAACGTTTCTCAATAAGGTAAGGGAATACTTTACCTTTATTATTCCAAGGATCCTGTGATGTAAAGTTATCCATAATATCTTTTATAACATTCTCTGGGGTTTCAGTTAGATCAATAAGTTTTTTGTTACGAAGATAGTTACGATATACTTCCTCACCAAGGGCCTTCGGATCCTCAAGTAATACTTGTTTCTTTTTAGCAGAAAGTACGTTCTGCTTTCTTTCTTCTACAAACACTTTATCATCTGATAAGACATTAGGTACACCATCACCTGAATCACCCTTCAGGATCTTTTCCATAAGACCAAGACGTGGATTATCTTCCTTCACAAACTTTTTTGTCATAGGTGAGAACTGTTTGACGTTATCAAACTTCTGTAATTGTTTGAAGTCATGATCTGCAGAGATAATCATTACAGGTTCATATTGACCAAACTCTTGTGTAGACATAACGATCTGTGCAATAGAATCATCAGCTTCACATCCCCATACATGTACCATTTTATAAGGGAAGTTTTCAGCAAGTTCTTCACGTACCATATTTGTAATACGGAAGATCTCTTGCCAATCCCGCTTATCATCATCACGACTTGTCTTACGTTTGGCTTTATATTCAGGATAGTAATCCTTACGCCAGTTACCACCAGCATCAGCAACAATAACTACATCACCATAATCCTTAAACTTTTGTCTATACATTCGTATAGAGTTTAGGATCATATGACGAATAAGATCTTCTTCTGGTGCTAGTTTCTGTGCGATAATATTACCAATCGCAATTCCATTATAATCAATAATAAGCATAGGTATCTCCAATTGTTACATTCTATAATACCATATTTTTATTTAATTGTAAACCCCGAAACGTCAATAAATTCTCTATTTTTTATATGACCTTCAGCAATATCATCTTTTGACTGACCAAAGTATGCAACTGCATGATGTTCTTCAATCATCATTTCATTTAGGATTCTACCATCTTCTAGCTTGAACTTACCAAGAATCCTGCCATACTTACCCATTGCATCTTTTTCAGTAACAAGGATTTGTGTAGATCCGACTGGCATATGATCTTTTACAAACTGTTTTGCTGCAAGACCATATTTCTTTTCTTCTTTATCTGAGGTACGACTTTCTGGGGTATCAATACCGTGAAATCTAACTCTCTGTCTTCTTAACCATACACCAAACCCTAGATCAATATCTACGTCTGCTGTATCACCATCTACTACTCT